TCCTTTGAAAGTAGCTTTTGTTTTATTGACCGCGCTAATAACGATTTGATATTGCTTATCTGCCATCGTCAAGATTTTACTCCAAGAGAACGCTCTTGTCTATTTTTCCATGAACATCAATTCGGTAAACTTTTCGATAATCACGACATCTTGCTCTTGAAGTTCTTCGTAATTCCACCCAAAGAATTTACAAACAAGGAAATCTTCGTAAATCGAGGGAAGCCCATGCTTTCCCGAATAACCGTTCTTCATAAAAAACTCGATCGACTTCTTTTCTTTGTCAGTTAGCTTTTTTTTTCCGTGAGTTTTTCGTGAGCGACCGCGCATTTCTCGTGAATTTTCTCGTATTCCTCGACTGAAAGTTCTTCAAGAAGTTCAGGAGTCATTTTCTTGTCGTCAACCAATTCGACATGAAGAAGAATCAACTCGTCTTTCTGCTCCTCGATATTATGAAGCATTGACGACTGATCGAGTTCTCCGCTTGCGGTCGATCGAGCGCCTTTGTACAAAACTCCTTGGTACTTCTTGAACTCCTTCCGAGTGATTTTGTTTTTGAACTTAAAATTCATATTGAAAAATTATGTACCCACATGATACACAACTTTCCGAAAAAAGAAAACCTTTTTAATAAACCGCTCCATTATCTCCGTTGACCAATACAGCAGTTCCCATATAAGTCGAAGTTGTATCCCATTGTGCTTTCCAAGTAATGGATTGTTCAATCAACGAATCGTTATCCCTCGGCATATCGTGAGTCATAATCGCGAACGCTCCGACAGTAATCGCCAAAGAGTACGGTGTCGTTCCAGTAACATAATTATCGGTCGTCAAAGTAATCGACATTGACTGAATCGTATGCGCGTCAAAAGCGGCGAAATGTGTCAAATCATTGTAAAGCAATTTGAAATCTCCTTCGATTCCGAGCTGTTTATTGACCGCCCGAGTCAATTCGTTTGACCCCCAAGTGAAATGTTGTTCAAGATTTTTCGTGAAAGTAATTGACCCGCTATCGACCGCGATAGCTGTACTCGCCCCGAGTCCCGCAACATTTGTCGCGATCTTCATAACCGCCATTGAAGAAGTGAAGTATTCTTCGATTGCAGGCGCGATTGTTTCCGTTGTCGTTACTGGGAATTTACCCACAAAGGTCGCTTCGTAAGTCGCCCATTCTCCCGCGATGATATTGATTTTCAAACTTTGCAATAAAGCCCCTGCAACCATCTTCGCTCCGTTCGCTTCTTTGTAAACAATAGAATACGACGGGTGCGCGTTTGATTCCAAAACTGTGAAGGTATGTGTATCTGAATTAGCAACGGGTGTATCGTCTTGTGTTGCCAAAGTACCGAATGCTCCCATTAAAAATTGACCAATAAACCCTCCCGAAACAATACCTGTCAAAGTAAGTTCACAAGCCCGTTTCCCTTGTTTGCTTCCGATTGAATTATCTTCAATCCGAGCGAATGCTTGGTCATTCAAATTAACTTCTACTGTCGGATTGATTGAAATACTTTGAACGGGAATATCTGCGAGTTGCCCCGATTTAGTTCCGTAAGTTGTTTCCTCCCGACCGATTGAAACTTGCGTAAGCCGACCAATTAAATCTGCCATTTATAATTTATTATTAATAATTTTTTTTGCCGACTGATTGTCGGGCGCTTTTATGCACTCCCCCAGATCAGGAGAATAGAAAACTTTTTCTTTATCAGTAAGTTTCTTTTTTTTCTCTACTGGTTCTGAAAGTTCTTTTTTCATCAGCCCCATTTTATATCTGACGGATAATCTTGTCAAAGTTCTTTTTTCCCTTTGCATAAATCGAGAACAGAATTTAATGTTTTTTTTATTTCTTTTTCTCCGCAACAAAACAATAATTCAGCGTTGTATTTTGAATATCTTTTGAATTGACTCAATTCTTTTACTGGTTTTCTCGGTTTTTTCTTTTTTACTTCAATAATAATTGGAATTAAATTTTTTCTATAAATAACAATATCGAATCTCGCACTTCTGTCTCCACTCCGCATTTTTGGAGAATCGTATTGTGGGACTTCTAATCTTGCATTCATTCCGTACTCCAAAAGTGTACACCATAGTTCTGCTTGTATTTCTGCTTCTGATCTTCTTCTTGGAGGACGATGTAAATCTATTTTTAATGAACTCATTTTTCGGGTATTAGGAAATTTGAAAGTTAGTTTTCCCCCTCCTTTCGGAGAGGGTTTTTCGGTATAGCGAGGTATCGAAATGTTGTTGTCGTTCTCTTTTTTGTTCATTCAAACGACCCCCCGTAGTCAATAGGATTGCATTCACATTACAATGATTTATGAACAGCGAAAGGCGATCGACTTAATACCTTTCAAATCATCGTTCTTTTACGAGCGTGGTTTTATCGGCTCATTAGTATACCCACACCAAGTTCCCTTGTCCCGTCCTCGACGCTTGCGCCCCGAATCGAGTTAGCGGTAAAGAACCGCCCGACCCCCCGAAGGGGAATGCAAGATCAGTCAGTTCTCTACCAAAATCATTTTACCTTGCATCGAATAAAATGAAAACCTTTTTCTTTCAATTCGACTATCGCCTTTTTTTCGTAGAAGGCAAGTTTTTTTTAAAGAAAATCTCTCCGTGAAGTCATAGACACTAAAAAACCCCGCCGAAACAGGGTCTTTTGTGTACAGTTGTATACGAAAATGTATACACTTTTTATCGTTTTGCGACGAAATACTTCCCGCAATTTTTACAGAAGCACCATTTTTTTCCTGAAAATAATTCGACTGCCGTCCAAACGATTCCTCCGACAAAGAAAATAATCGCAATTTTCCAAAAGAAAACGAGATCGGGAAAGAACGGAGTGGCGATAAGTAACGCAAGCCCGATCCAAAAAGCGTAATGACTTTGCCTTCGGATTCGGTACTGGTCGCAGTTGGGGCATTGTGGTTTCATTATTTAAAGTTTTTAATAAATTTGAGCGTTTCAACATTCGCTTCCCATTGTCCGTGAAGCTGTCGCATTTGCTGTTCTGTTTTTGCGACCCCGACATTCCAGTTCTTGAAAACCTCCGCCTGATTGTCCCGTTTCTGTTTCATATTTTTTAACTTGTCCCTGCTTTCTTTGTCTTTTTTATCGACAACGAATTTCTCGATCGCTTCGTTCATTAGTTTCAATTTCGATTCCGCTTTCTTCACTTCGAGTTTTACTTTTGGAAGTTTGAAATCTTTTACCAACTCGTAATCTATCAAAGAAGATAAAACTTTCTTCTCTAATCCGTGAACCAAATCACGCTTGAATTTCCATAACCGAAATGCTTTGAACATATTGTATAAATTAAAAAATAATAAATTCAAAAACAGTATACCTTTTTTACAAAAATATCAAAATGTTCTCCGTTCCGACCCCGTGAAGATAACACGAAATCCCGTCAATGGTGTTTCGCCTTCCGTTTGTATCGGTTCGGGCGGTGTAATATCAAACTTCTCTACTACTCCTCCGAGAGTATCAACCAAAGCCGAAGTTCTGAACTCGTCCATTACCGCGTCCATCGCCGTCGCAATAGCTGTACCGAGCGCTTCGTCGTCTGACTGATTCCAGAGCGCGACCGCTTCGTATCGCATTGTTACAAAATTTGAATTTGAATCGAGCCGTGTTTCCGTTGACCCCTCCAACGGGTGCAACATCAAAACAGGAAATCCCTCGGGTTCCGCCACAAGAACCTTGTAGAACTTTTGGAATATCTCGGACGCTCCGTCGAGTCCGTCAAGAACTTCTATCAATTTGTTTCTGAAAGTTGAATTGCTCATCGAAGGGATTTTATCACATGGTTTAATTCCTCGCCAATGATTTTACCGCCCCTTCCTTTGGAAATTACATCGAACGCTTTTGACAAATACGGTTGCGCTTTTAAAGTGACTTGTTTCTTCAAAACAAATAATGGTTTGATTCCTTTCCCCGCTTTCACAAAGTAGATCAAGTTTCCTTTTTTTGACCTTCTGAAAAAGCCTCCTGTATGCCCCCGTATGCTCCCTTTCGTTCCTCCGAGTGGGATTGTTAGGTATTGCCCCTTTATCGGTCGTATGACCCCCCCCAAGTCCTGAATTCGAGCATATACTTTGTTGCTCCCGACCGTAACACGGGTCTTTGGCATTTGTGGCGACATTAAAATAGATCGACGCAAGTCCCCCGACTTCAACGGCGCGTTATCCATCGCGATATTCCTTGCTTCTTGTCCCATTCTTTTCAAAGCAATCGAAACTGCACCTTCAATAGCTTTCGGATATTTTTTCAATACCCGTTCAAGGTCTTTCAAATTCGTTTCTATTTTTATCATATTGAAGATTTATACGCGACGATTTCAATGTGGTTTGAAACATCGGTATTGTACTCCATTCGCTGTACCCCGTGAACAATGTATTCCCTGCTTTGTTCATCAATCAGTTTATCCCCCCGAACGATCGCTTCAATGTTGCAGAAAATTTTGAACATATCGTACGCTTTCGAGTTGTCGTACATCATCGCCATTTCGGGCGACAGCGATTCAATGTAACAAGACACCCCCGAGATTGACGCGGTACTTTCCCAAGTGGTTTTCCCGCTTGTGGTTGTCTGATGGTGTACATCAATCGAATTGTTCGTTGTTGGTATCATGCGCAGTTGAATTTTTTATTGCTCGGCAAGTATGCTCGCATTATTCCCTCGAATGTTTTGTAATCTTCCGTTGATCCGAACGAAACAGATTTCCCGCCGAGTGAGTAGCTGACAATTCCTCCGCCTTTTTCTTTCCCTGCTAAAAACCCGTTCGCCAAAAGCGCCAGAGCCGTTCGGAAAGCGTTCGGCAAATTGTACTGGTCTATTGTCATTTGCGCGTCCGCCATCGTTCCTTGTACGACATAATGACCTGCGGGCAAAGTAACAATCGCTCCGACTGCCGTTCCTCCGACTGCTGTTGCGATATTCGTTGCGGTAACATCGTTTGAAGTTTCTGCTGTGAAGTCTGTTCCCTCGGTGTAAGTTGTTGTTTCTCCTGCGACTTTTACGGTGAAAGTTTTTACCGTCATTGTGGAATAAGCAACGACCGTGATTGTCGATTGGAGTTGCCACCCCGCCGTGTACGAAACGAGAACTTTTTCGTGCGCCCATTCAAACAATCCGCCTGAAGAATCTTTCCCTTTGATAAAAGGTCGGTCTGATTTTTCCAATACCCAAGAAGCAGGGTACGCGGTGAAATCAGTAAACCATTCGTCTTTCAAAGTCGGTACAGGCGAGAGCGCTATCGGATAATTCTTCAGTTCGAGATACTGACAGCTATAAATGTTCACTTCCTCGTCCGTGTAAGCGGTAACATCGAAGTTGTCCAATCCCAATAAATCCAAAAGAACTTCCGTCATTGTATCGTTTGCAATTTCGAGCATAGCGTCGTTTGTCGTTCCTGTAATCCCCAAGATAGCTTTGATTTCTGCGGTAGTGACTATTTGTGTTTTCATCGCCCGAATTTTACCACCAAAGAAAAAGAACCGCAAGCGCAGTCCCTTTTCCCCTAACACAAAAACCATGACCCGTTTTTATTTCGCTTTTTCAGCGACCACTTTCTTTTCAACTTTTATTTCTTTCTTCTTTGCTTCTTTCACTTCAACAAACAAATCGGAATACACGATCAAAAGATTTTCCGCCGTCGACAAGTCTGCTTCAAACTGTTGGTCTTTTTTTACAATCTCCTTCCCTCCCCCTGCTGTGAAGCGGACGAGCGTTGGCTCTTTTCCGATATATTTTAATGTTTTCCGTTCTGTGATTTTATTATCCATATTGGTTTTTTATTTCTACCCTCGGTTTCATTCTACCAAGGGTAGTTGAAAAAATCAAACTATACAGTCGCGTTGTAACCAACGGCTACACTTGAATCTGAATTTCCTGCTTTTTTCTGTACGATAGTAAACCCGAACTCCATTGTTGCGAGCACTTGTACACCTTTTCCCGGAACTTTCACAATATCAATCTCGAGAGGTTGACCCCAACCGTATTGAACGGCAGGTTTCCAGATCAAAAGAATTTGACCGAGAGTGTTATTCCCCGCAGTTTTGGAAACTTTTCCGTCCGCTTCCGTCAAAGGAACACATTGCGAAATAATCAAATCTGCACCATCGATATTCGTAACCGCCGCACCCGTAAGTGTGGAAGCCAATCCTCGATAGTTAGCATACGAGAAGTCCGTGAGTTGCATGAACTTGTTGTATGTTTTTCGGTTCGTAATCCAAAGACATTCTTCCGCGTTAGCAAAGAAATCTCCCAAGATATTCTCCATCGTTCCGAAGTCTGCTCTTGCGAGAGTACCCAAGTCGGAAGAAGTACTTGAACCATTGATTCCCAATTCACGAATCCCGTGGTCAATCAATAACATATGATACCCCGCTCCACCGACAGAAGTGAAGGTCGTTGCAGGCGCTTGGTCGTCAGAATTTACATTCCCCGTTGCTCCTGTTTCTGCATCTCCGTTAATAATCATTGACTCAATCGTCTTTGCAGACGCTTTCCCAATTTGATTGATAAGCCACGCTTCCAGATCAACTACTGAATACTTCAATAATCGTCGTGAAACATCAATAGACATAATCAAAGGAACTTGCGTGATAGTAATATCAGCAGTTGGTTGCAAGTTTGTTCCCTGTGCAATCGTTCCCGCCCCTGTTGTCCATTCAGAGTTTGACTCCATGTACCCCGCGTCACCCATGACAGGTACTTTTTCAGTCAAGTTCATGTTCGTCCCGTGATTTCCCGGAAGGACTTGCAATAGTTTTGACATCTGACGAGATACATCAACAACTTTTTCTGACAAGATATTTACTGGTAAAAGTTCTTTACCATATCCAGTAGAAGCAGTGTGTTCTACTTCGTTTGCGTTGGTTTCATAGCTTCCCATGCCTAACGCTCGAAGAACTGCGTCCTCCTCGGTATTCACAGCTAACTCTTGACGAGCCTTCGCCGCTTCAACACGAAGTTTTACATCTTCTTCGTTTTCTAATCCGAGAGCTTTTAATCCAAAGTTCATTAGATAGTTTTTTTTAAAAAATAGAAATTAATGTCGCAACATTTCAGAAACTCCCGCCTTTTCAAAAGCACCGAGAATTGCGGAACCATCTGTTCCGAGTTCGTTCTTCTTCGATTCTTTCGCGTTTGCGACAGCTTGACCGAACTGCGACATCATGGCGAGTCCTTTGTACTTCGGAACTGAATCGACCGCGATCAACAATTTGTCGATTGTAGCGTTCTTTTCTTTTATCATTGCTGATAAAGTTTCCAATAACTCTTTGACTTCGCCGAGTCCATTCGTTTCCAAATCTTCGAGAAGATTATCC